CTTCCGAGATGCAGGGCTTCCAGCACGTAGGGCCATTGTTACACCGGGAAGCCGCAAATATACTTTTGAGTGGTTACAGTGCCGAACATTAGTCATTGACCCGGCACGAACGCCTAGAGCATACAAGGAAATTATCAATTATGAACATGAAGTAGATAGCAATGGAGAAGTTATCGCAGATTATCCAGATGGTAACGATCACTGGATAGATTCTCTCAGGTATGCGACAAGTCCATTGTCGATGAGAAGGGGGCACAGTGCATAATGAGAGACAATAAGCTATTTGACAGAATAAAAATAGCATACAGATTTATTAGATATGGAAAAGGCTGCGCACGCATCATGGAATGCGGTAAGTGCGGAAGCGTGATAATTGTTCCGATATCTGAAGAGCCATTAGAGGATAAACTAATCAATGATAAAATGCACGTAGACCAGGTGTGGAGCGAATATGTTCAGTGTTGTAAGTGCGGAGCTGTCTGTAAAGAAATCCAGCTATGGAACTTTGCAGGAGATCCGTTAGGCATTGATAAGGATTTGACTGTAAAAAAAAGGTGACTAAATGGGATTTATAACAACACTAAAAAGGTGGTTTAACATGATATTCAAAAAACAAGCCGAAGAGGATTTTAATATCCGAGCAGCAGAATTCCCGGAAATGGAATCGCTGATTAACCGGTGTGCGAACATCTACAGAGGTGTGCCGGAATGGTTAGATGATAAGAACAATATCAAGACAATTAATTTCGCGAAATCTGTCTGCTCAGAGACAGCACGGCTCGCAACGCTGGCGATCGGCATTCAGATTGACGGCTCTGCAAGGGCGACATGGTTACAGGAGCAGATTGACAAGGTATATTTCCAGATTCGGCACTGGGTGGAATATGGATGCGCTTACGGAACAGTGTTCATTAAGCCGAATGGCGAAAGCCTTGATGTATTCACTCCAGCAGATGTGATGATTGTGGATTATGATAATCAGGAAATCAAAGGGATTATATTCAAGGACTCTTATACGGTTGGACGGAAATACTACACAAGGCTCGAATATCATCGTTTTGCTGAGACTACAATAGATGGTGTGACAACTTATCCGTACTACGTGTCTAATAGAGCCTATGTGTCAAAATCTCCTCAGTCAATCGGTGACAGAATCGACCTTAAACAGACTAAATGGGCAGACCTTATGGCAGATACACCACCAATACTCAAGGCAAATGGTGAGAAGCTGGACGGGCCTCTGTATGGAGTTCTACGGACGCCACAGGCGAATAACGTAGATATCAGTACACCACTTGGACTTCCAATATTCGCTGAAGCTATTGAAGAATTAAAAGACCTCGATATTGCATACAGCAGAAACGCCGGAGAGATTTTTGATTCGCAGAAGATTGTTCTGGCAGATGATAGGCTGCTGATGCCAAGCGGTACACCTGTATCAGCCATGTCGCCACAGGGCATGGAGAACAGACGTAATGAGATGAACTTACCACACTTTGTCAAGAATGTATTCGGACAGGATGAAAAAGAGTTTTACCAGGAAATAAATCCGATACTCAACACAGATATCCGTATAGTTGGCATAAATGCCCTTTTAAGCCAGATAGGATATAAAATTGGATTCTCCAATGGATATTTTGTTTTTAACGAAAAAACTGGTATGGTGACGGCTACGCAGGTAGAAGCAGACGACCGACGGACAATTCAGTATATCAAGGACGTTCGGGATAAGCTAGAATGTTGCTTGAATGACACTATATACGCCTTAAATACATTTGCAGATTTGTATGGCATCGCACCAGATTCTAACTGGATTTATGACGAAAAGAAAAAGAAATACGTCCAGTATATAGTTAATTATGATTTTGGCGATTTTACATATAACAGAGAAGAAGACAGGATAGCATGGTACAGTTATGTAAATTCCGGACATGTAACATTTTGGCGTTATTTAGTGAAGTTTTATGGATATACCGAAGAGGAAGCAAAAAAAATTTCACAAGAAGCCAAAGAGGAAAACAAAGCAAGTGGATTATTTGGGGATGAATAGCCTATGAAGATTAATAATCATGTTGGAAATGTACATATAAAATTCGATACAAAGCGGATTGATGGCAATTTGAAAGAAGCACAGAAGAAGCTGAACGAGCAAATAGTACAAGACTGCATTCCCCTTATACCGTTCCAGCAAGGAGCATTGGTAGAAAGTGTATCATATCCACAGGGTATTGATGGTGGCGAAATCAAGTGGGGAAACAGAAACGTGCCTTATGCTCATTATTTGTACATGGGTGAGGTGTACGGACCGAACATTCCAAAGAAAGATGCACAAGGGAATATCATTGGGTGGATGTCTCCACCAAGTAAAAGCCCAACCGGAAGACGATTGCAATATAGCAAAGCACTGCATCCAGAAGCAGGGGCAGAATGGTTTGAAAGAGCAAAAGCACAGCATTTACCGGATTGGACAAGGCTAGTAAAAAGAACGGTAGGTGGTAAATAATGCTTCCACCAGAGTATTTCCACGGAAAAGAAAAAAGGATCCTTGCGATTTACCAGGAACTAGAAGATTTCATTATGACGGACATTTCTAGGCGTATTCTCCAGACTGGCGGTATGACCGCCACAGCTGATCGGCTCATTTGGAAGCTCACGCAAATGGGAGAAAGCAGAGTTGCCATTGAACAGAAACTGCAGAAGCTTACAAAAATGACACAGCCAGAGCTTAGACGGATTCTGCGAAATGCCGTGATGACTTCCTGGGACAATGATAAAGATATCCTTTTAGGGATTGATGAGAATATAAGTCCACCATTGGAGAATCCAGAAGTGATAGCGGTGATGGATGCAGAGTTTAAAAAGACATTGGGAGAGCTTAGCAACCTGAGCAGGACAACCATAAATCAATCTCAACGTGATCTAATTAATCTGCTGGACAAAGCCGAAATCCGTGTTGCTTCCGGTGCGCAATCCTACACCACTGCAATTTGTGATGTGTTGGACAATTATGCCAAAAAAGGAATTATGGTGGATTATCCAACAAGCGGTGCAAAAAGAACCATTGAAGCAGCTGTGAGGTGCTGCGTAGTAACAAGTATGAACCAGACAGCGGCGCAGATCACTAATCAGTATATTGTGCAGGCAAAGACAAATTACGTCCTCGTATCAGCCCATCTGGGAGCTAGAACAGCACAGAAAGGACAGCCTCCTTGCGGAGATCATTCGTCCTGGCAGGGAAAACCTTACTCAATAGTTGGATCGGAACCGGGATATCCAAATCTTTTGGAGAGTACCGGATATGATATAAGTCCGAAAACCGGACAAGGAACCGTTGTGGATCCGCACGGACTGCATGGGTGGAATTGCAAGCATAGTCACCAACCATGGGCAAAAGGATTGCGGAATCCCTGGGCAGACGAGCACAAGATTGATTCTGAAGAGAATAAGAAGATCTACGAAGATACACAGAAGCAGCGAGCTATGGAGCGCTCTATTAGAGCAACTAAACGCCAGCTGATAATGAAGAACGAAGAAATCAACTCAGACGATATACCAGACTCTGAAAAAGAAAAACTTAGATCAGAATATGATCGAATGGCTTTTAAGTTGACTGAACAGAATAAGGCATACAATAAATTCTGCCAGGACAACAACCTTGCAGCACAATATTACCGAAACAAGGTAGCAGACTTTGGATATAAGCAGCAGTCCAGGGCAAATGCAGGGGCAAAAAGATTTATGAGGGCAAAGTGAGGTAGATATGGAAAGATGGGTATATTTTAATCCGAATCCAGCCGGGAATCGTGTAGGTGACTGTGCTGTCCGGGCGATATGCAAGGCGTTAGAGCTTGACTGGGAGACGGTATTTACAGGATTAATGGTATATGCTTGCTCACTATCCGATATGCCAAGCGCAAATTACGTATGGGGTTCATACCTGGCAAAGCAAGGATTCCATAGAAAGCTAGTGGAGCAGTCGGAGAGGTATATTTATACAGTAAATGACTTCTGCGCAGATCATCCGAACGGCACGTACATTCTCTGCATAGATGGCCATGTGGTGACGGTACAAGACGGCAAATATTATGATACATGGAATAGTGGTAATGAGATCCCGGTATATTACTGGGAAAAGGAGTAGCTAAATGAGCATACAGGAATTTATCCAATTTTTTCTTTCAATTTGTGGGGGGATATCAATTATTGGAGGAGCAGCAGCTGTTATTTTTAAATGGATTGCTCCGGCATTTCGGCTTAATAAGAGAGTGGAAATTCTGGAAGAACATGACAAGCGAGATTACGAGAGTCTTCAGAGGATTGCGGAACGTGATTCATTGATTTTGGAAGTGCTATCAACCATGCTAGATAGTCAGATCAGCGGCAACAATGTGGAAGAATTAAAAAAAACAAAACAGAAGCTTACAAATTATCTTGCACAGAATCAGCGTTAATTGCATTAATAAGAGGTATGCTCATGAAATTATATGTGTTCACAAAGAAAGATATAGACAGATTCTTAGTAGAGTGTAATTTCACGCCGGACGAGGAAAGATTGTTTCGGCTGAGATGTAAGGAATACACTCTTGAATACTGCGCTGAACAGATGAATGTGAGCATATCCACGGCGAAACGATTGAGCCGGAGAGTAAACAATAAAATAATTAAAGTGTGCTGATACGATAAAAGCCCTTGGATTAATTTCCTAGGGCTTTATTTTGGTATTGATAAATATAACAATCTGCGATATTATAAATTTAATCACTCCGGGTGTTTGCTCCAGAGAGTGGTTCCAAGTAGCAATCCACTGGGGCACGGATTGAAACATTAGTATTTTTTTAATCACTTTTTCTTAAATCTTGGAAGATACGACAATACAGTGCTTTTTCCTTTTTGGGTTTCTTCCATAATTTCTTCAATTGTCAGTCCGTTTTGGTACATTTCAAGTATTGTTTTTTGAATATCATTTATAATTATTCCATTTGTTGAAAGTGTTTTTGCAATTCGAATAGCGCTATATCCCGTGATTTTCCGTATAGCGTAAATTGTATCGGCTCCGCTATTATACGCATTTAAGATTTTTTCATCAGCTATAGCAATTTCTTTGTTGTTTTCTCCTGGGCTCTTTCTGCATTTTTCTATGCGCAAAGCGTTTTTACTCCTATTTTCCATATATGGTGGCTGTACCCTTGGAAGATATTTATATACCGTTTTTCTTGATAATCCAGTATATTTCGCGATTTCATCAATATTTTTTCCTTCGTCAAACAATTTTAAAATAATTGCTTGATTTTCAGTTAAAATTATGCCGTTATCGGAAAGCGTTTTCGCCACTTTTGAAAAGCTATATCCCGTACATTGAGCTATACCCTTTATCGAATATACGCCAGAATTGTAAACTGACAAAATGGTTTCTGTAGGTGTCAATGTATTATTCCTCTTCATATTGTTCCACACCAAATAATTCCCTTCCAGAAATTCCCATGTTTTCTGGGTAAATTTTAACTGTGTCTTCTACTTCTGCAATCAAATCATCTTCAGCAGAGCGCTCAAAAACTTCTTCCATTGTGCAGTTGCTCCATTGATTCGGTTTAAATTCATCAGAATACGGGAATCCTTCTTTTGCAATTTCAATGAGTTCCTGGAAAGATAACATTTGATCTTCAAAACCTGAGATAATGTTTACGATTTTTTCGCCATCAAATACGATTGCGTAAATCATCCCACCGTTGTTTTCATAAAAATTTGTTTTCATTTTTTCCCTCCTGATCTGCTCCCTTTCTGGGGCTGTGATTGTTTTCTTTAACTATCTTTATTATATATCTATGTGCGTTATATGTCAAGCGTATATGTGCGTTATTTTTTATTTTTTTTCTAGCTTGTCGAGTTCTGACAGAACAACATCTCTAATAAAGGCACTGTTGCTCTTGCCGAGACCGAGCTTTTCAATCCTCTCTTTAGTTCCCTTTGGAAAGACAATATTCAGTCTATAGTTGTTGTTCTCGTACTTCCTTACCGCTCTCTTCTGCGCTTCTGTTGCCATGTTAATCCCTCCTTTTTCCTCAATTATAAATCTATGTGCGTTATTGCACAATACTTTTTTGACACTTTTTTGAACTTTTTAGATTGATACATCTATGCAAAAATATAATCAGAAAGGCGGTGTATAAGATGGCATTATATAACAATCCTTATCAATACAGCTTTGGCGTTCCGGGGCAGATGAATCAGTTCCAGCAACAGCCTGTCCAGATGCCAGCTCAACCAGTACAGCAACCACAGCAGAATAACAATGGTATCCTGTGGGTTTCCGGCGAAGTAGGCGCAAAATCCTATCTGGTAGCACCCGGGACAAGCGTTTTACTGATGGATTCAGAGAGTGAAAAGTTCTATATAAAATCTACAGACGTTTCCGGTATGCCGCAGCCATTACGGACGTTTGAGTATCACGAGGTAGGCACTCAGATGCCACCTAAACAGCCTGCCCAGAACATGGATAATAAATACGTCACCAGGCAGGAATACGACGATTTAAAAGCCAAATGCGACGCTATAGCAAGTAGATTAAATTCTTTTTCTGAACCTGTTAGGGCTAATACCGAACAAGAATCAGCAGTCAAGGGAGGAAACGCAGATGAGTAATCCACTATTTAACGCGCTTGGTGGTGGGATGCCACAGGGAAACGGACCAATGCAGATGATACAGCAGTTTATGCAGTTTAAGCAGAATTTTAAGGGAGACCCGAAAGAAGAAGTCCAGAAGATGTTACAGTCTGGGAAGATTTCCCAACAGCAACTTAATCAGGTTCAGCAGATGGCAGGGCAGTTTCAACACATGTTAAAAGGAATGAAATAGTACATTACAATCTGGCCAGATTGATGTAAATACACAAAAAGGAGATTATATTATGGATGGAAATTATAGCTTAGCAGATATTGCCGCTGCTACTGGAAATGGTAGAAATAATGACGGCATGTTTGGTGGAGATGGTAGCTGGTGGATTATTGTTT